GCGGCGGCACCGTCAACCGTCTCCACCTGACCGAGATGGCGTTCTGGGGCGACTACGCGAGCGAGACGTTCTCGGCGCTGACGAGCTCCGTCCCCACCGATGGGTCCGAGGTCGTCAACGAGTCGACACCGAACGGCGCCGGGGGGCTCTACTTCGAGCAGTGGCGCGCCGCCGTCGAGGGGCGCAGCGCGTACGCGCCGCACTTCTTCGAGTGGTGGAAGCATCCGTCCTACCGCGTCGCGGTGCGCGAGCCCTTTGTTCACGAGAACGAACGCGAGCGCGGCCTGCTGGCCCTCGGGGTGCCCGTCGAGGCTCTAGCCTGGTACCGGAACGAGGTCCGCAACAAGGCGGGCGACGAGCGCGTCGTTTCGCAGGAGTTCCCGAGCGACCCAGACAGCTGCTTCCTCGTCTCGGGCCGGAGCCTCTTCGACTCGTCGCGCGTCAACGAGCTGCTGCAGAGCGCGCGCCCGGCCGCCCGAACGTTCATCGTCAGCCGCGCCGGCGTCACGCAGGAGTCGACGGTCGCGGCCGACCAGGTTCCACACCAGCGCACCGTCCGCGTGTGGCACGCGCCCGAGTCCGGACGCTCCTACGTGGTGGCGCTCGACCCCAGCGAGGGCACGGGCGGCGACTACGCGGCGGGCGTTGTGCTCGACCGCGGTACGGGCCGGCACATGGCGACCATCTGGGGCCAGTTCCGGCCCGAGGAACTCGCCCGAGTCGGCGCCGAGCTCGCGGGCGACTACAACGGGGCCCAGATCGTCGTCGAGCGCAACAACCACGGCCACGCCACGCTGCTCGCGTTGCAGTCCGGGTACCAGTCGATTGGCCTCCCCCGCCCCTACCCGCACGTGTTCTTCGACGCCGACGGGAAGGCGGGGTGGCTCAACATCGCGCCGTCCAGGACGCTGGCGGTCGACAACTTCGAGCAGGCCGTGCGCGCACGGCACTTCACGACGCCCGACCGCGAGCTCGTGCGCGAGATGCTGACCTTCGTCGTCACGACGAGCGGCAAGGCCGAGGCGGCGCGCGGGTCGCACGACGATCTCGTCATGGTGTCCGCCATCGGGTGGGACGTCATCTGCCGGACCCGCACGGTGCGTGACACCGCGAACGTTCCCCACCGCTAGCCCATGCCCACCTACAAGCTACTCAGCCGGACGAACCCCGAGGAGTACGACGCGGCGCTGTTCGAGCAGCTCGAGCTTCTGTACGAGGGCGGCTTCCGGCTCGTCGCCAACGCCTCGAGCATCCTCTACCGGGAGCTCGACGAGCCGCAGCCGGTTCACCAGGAGCGGTGCCGCACCGCGAGCTACATCCCGTACCTCGGGCAGATCATCGACCAGCTGACGTCGTGGCTCTTCGTCGACGCCCCAGTGGTCCGCCCCCCCCCCGACGCTGAAAACCCCGACACGCCCGGCGTGATGCCGGATCCGGACTTCTACAGTCAGCTCCAGTCTGACGCCGACAACGCCGGCAACGACTTCTCGGCCATGCTGCGGGTCGCGGCGGCGACGTCGCTCCTCAAGCGCCGCGCCATCATCGGGGTCGACTTCCCGAAGATCGCCCCGGACCAGGTCGCCACCTTCCGCTCGCTCGCGGACGAGAGGGCGGCGGGCGCGGACCGTGCGTACCTGTACGAAGTCCCGCTCGAGAGCCTGATTCACTGGGAGCGCAACCGGAACGGCTCGTTCAAGTGGTGCGTGCTCCAGACGGTGTCGGTTCCACAGGACGGCCCCCTCGACCCCGCGGACGAGGTCGTGGAGACGTTCAAGGTCTGGTCGATGGTGGAGGGCTTCGCCCACTGGGACCAGTACGAGATCCGGTACGCGCCCGACAAGCGCCCGGGGCCCGACGCCGACGTCCCGCTCGTCGACAGCGGCGACACCGCCTTCACGTCGATTCCGCTCGTCGAGCTCCAGCTGCCGAAAGGGCTCTGGGCAGGCAACAAGATCGGCCCGATGTGCCGCGAGCACTTCCGCGAGCGCTCCGGCCTGCTCTTCGCCGAGCACAAGAGCCTCAGCGAGATTCCCGTCTTCAAGCAGGGGCCCGAGATGTCGGCGGTTGGGCAGGCGCTTCCGTCCGAGCTCCAGCAGAACCCAGGGCGCGGTACCGAGTCCGCGGCGTCGTGGCGCCAGAAGGGCTTCGTCGTCATCGGCAAGGACGACGACATGGAGTTCCGCGGCCCGAGTGGTCGTGCATTCGAGATCGTCTCGAGCCAGCTCACGGAGCTGAAGGACGAGATCTTTCGTGTCGTCCACCTCATGGCGGCGTCGATCCCGAACTCGGCGAGTACGCTCGGCCGCTCGGGCTTGTCGAAGCAGCAGGACAAGGCCGACACCGCCATCGTGCTCAAGGCCGTCGGCGAGAAAGTTCTCCGCTTCGCGGTCCGGATCTTGTCCGTCGTCAGCCAGGGGCGTGGCGAGGATGTCCGCTGGGAGGCGAAGGGCCTCAGCAACTACGAGTCCGAGGACCGAGACAGCCTCGTTGCCGAAGCGGCCCAGGCCGACCTCGTCAACATCCCGTCGCCGACCTGGAAGACGGCCTACAAGACCCAGCTCGCGTTGCAGCTCGTCAAGGGGCTCACCCCCGAGGCGCAGGCGACCATTCGCGCAGAAATCGTCGAAGGCGTGGCGCACGAGCAGGACCTGCGCAGCATGATGGCCGCGGCGACGAACGACTCGCGCGGCCCCGACGCGCCGGCCGGTACTGTTGCGGCGGGCCTCGTCCCGCCAGGCGGCGTACCGCAGCCCGGCGGCGCAACTGCGGACGGCAAGGTCGGTCAGTCGAAGGCGGCCAAGATGGCAGGGATGCCGAGCGAAGCGTCGGAGATGCCGATGGCCCATGTCGCAGCTGGCACGGCCGCGATCGTCAAGCCTCTCGGCCCCGCCGGGCAGCCGCTCATGCCCGACGACGCGCACCTGCAGGACGGCGCGCACGTTGACGCGCAGACCATCTACGACCTCGTCTCGGACGACTACCGGACGAAGGACATCGAGTGGATTCTCTCGGTGCCGTGGCTGGGCCCTGTCGAGGTCCCGCTCACCAGCATCGACTCGACGAACAAGGACCGCTGGCAGGCGTCGCAGCCTGAAGACGCGGACCACGTTCAGCACTTCCTCGACAAGCTCCAGGCCGGCGAGCAGCTGAAGCCGATCATCCTCGTCAACAATCCGTCGAACGACAGCAAGATGCTGATCGTCGACGGCCACCACCGGTTCCTCGCGTACCTCATGGCAGGCGTTCCCGCCGTCGCGTACGTCGGCCAGGTCGGCAGCCACATGGGTGACTGGACGCTCATGCACGACTCGCAGAAGGGCGGCGGCGGCTCGTCCCAACAGGTGTCCCGGCAGGTGTCCGGCCAGTCGCGCCAGACGTCTGCGCAGGCATCGAGGCAGGCGTCCCTGCAGGCGTCGCGGCAGAAGTGATCACCGCCATCGTCCCCTCCCCGTCGCCCGCATTCCTGACGGCGACGAGAATCTCGGCCGGCGCGCTGCTGCTCACCGAGGCGAAGACGACGCGCAGCATCGCCGCGGTCGTGTCCGGCATCGCAGCGCACGCCGCGGCCGAGCTCGCGATGCGCGAGAGCGACAACCGCATCGTCGAGCCCGGCGTCATCGCCGCTGTCTTGCTCTTCTGGAGCAAGCGGCTGGCGCACGAGCTCACCACTGCGATCGTGGCGGCCCGGCTCCACGGTCGCCAGGCTGGCGCTCGCCGGGCGGCCGTCGAACTCCGGGCCACGGGGGGCGCAAAGCTCCTCCCTCAGCTCCGCGAGGTCTCGCCGCTCGTCCACGACCCACACGCTGCGGTCGCTGCCGACTCGCTCGCGACGCAGTGGCGCACCCGTGCGTGGCACGAGGCGCAGGCCGCCCAGCGTCGGGGTATCGCCAACGCCGAGGTCGACCGCTCCGACGTCACGGCGTCCGGCGCGGTGTACCGCACTCCCGCCACGATGTCGTCCGCCACGAGCCGTACGGCCACCACCGAGACCGCGCGCGCCTACAGCGAGGGCCACGTCGAGAGCACCGCCGACCTCCTCGACGACGAGGGCCGAATCGTTCCCCCCGCCGGCACGGGCGCCGTCG